CTTCATAGGAGTCCATGGTATCGAGAATGTCGTCGATCATGGGGTGGGGAAGTTGGTGGCGGAATTTTGACACGGCTAGCTTATGGTTATCACCAACGGAGCCTCGGGTGTGAAAAAACCACCATTAGAGAGATTATACGTTCCAATAGGACTTGGAAGCATGTCAGTTTTGGTATAATTTGCCGTGCCACCAACAGAGTTGGAGAAAAATCCAAAAGTCCTAGGAAGGTGGCCATTTAACTGTAACGTTATCCCCCTAAACCCTGCCGGGTAACTAGAGTCCAAAAAACCTTTTCCCTCCCAACGCCAGAGTTCTTCGTCGTCAGACGATACACCAATAACACGAAGAACACCATCCAACGAATTAACCGGGAATCCTCCAATCGTTTCTATCCAATCTTTTACATCAGATATGTTGTCAACTTGTAGGGGTCCCCGAACCTTACACAAGCAAACCTTACTTCCTTTGACCACTCCATCCTTCTTAAATTTAGCGGTGAAGGTGTAATCTCCTATAGTTGTTGGTGTCCCCTCTAATCTTCCTGACGAGGAGTTTAATAACAAACCGGGCGGCAGGGAGCCAGCGGTTACCAACCACTCAACGGGATCAGGGATGTCTAGTTCATAAACATACGAAGCAGAGGTTATCATTGGGTTGTCACCACCAAGAACATCGCCAGCGAACCGGTGTAGCCATCCAATGTTCCCAATGTACTCGTCGTAGAAGACCTCAACAGTAGCAGGACAATTAAGGGTTATGTCGAATGAACCTTGATCGTAGCGGTCAACGGTAGTGATCTCTACCACCATAGGCCCTGTTTGCTCAATTGTCACGGAGAAGTCAAATTCACCACCATCTAAAACCCCTTGCCATTGGATTGTCCCCGAGCGATGTACGGTGACATACGGTGTGAATCCATGTACGTTTGCTAATGCCAACAAGTAGTCCCCAACGTCATCGACCTGAATGTGGAAGAACCGAGCAAAGTAGGATGTGTTGGTAACAAGATCGGTAGTTCTATAAAGAGAGTGTGGAGAGCTTGAGGATAGTTGTGCGCCAACAATCGTGTCCCCACACTCCAAAGCCTGTGACAAATCCCTTGGAGTCAAACCAGGTGACACCGGCGACGGATCAAACGGCCCGTCACCAATGTCAAAGGTGAAGTCCAAACACGGTTCCAACCGTCCCATAGCATCGCCACGGTACATCGCATCACCACGATAATCAGGTTGGAAACGACAGCTCATTTCTCTGCTCCTTGTGCGTAGACGGTTGGCTCATACGCGGTGAATTTCAGGCCGCGAGAGTTACGGCCGACAAAGCGGTATCGTAGTGCCTTTCCACTCCTTTCCCTGTGTGTCAACCTACCCTCTGGCAAGGTTCTCGACCAAAAGCCCGCCTTGTTATTTGCGTCTGTCCAATCCACTTGGTCATCCAGATAATCACGGGCATTGACACCCACCTCCAACTGCCCTTCGATCATTGAGGCGTTCACCGCTATCGCTCTTGCTTCTTTGACGGAGTGTAACGAACCGTATAGAAAGTCACCTGTTTCTAACACCGGATCGTCAGCGGCGATAAGGGAACTCGTGGCATCATCAGGTTTCTCCTCACGATAGATGACGCCGGCTGCTGTGCCATAGATTCTCGGCACCACCGTCCCGACCGCTCCAAGCATGGACATGGTTCCAGCAAGGTCTTGCATGGCACCTGTGAGGCTGGCCATGTCACTGTTAACGAACAAGGACCCACAAAACGAATGCACATCCTCTGTCGAGGCGGTGTACCACAATTTGAGACGGTAGTTAAACACCACCGCCTTATCGAAGGCCCCACTGCTGTCCTTACTAACAAAGCGCCACCATATTTCACGGTTTTGCACGTCCACGCTCGCCCACATCCGGCTGGCGAGGTCAGGGTTGTCGTTAAGACGCTCATTGAGAAACCGGCGAACGGGTTCCCCAATCGGGGTGATGGTTTGGCCGTCGAACGCCAAAAGATTTCCCTCTATACCGTCGTAGAAGAAATGAACCTTGTCCAAGACGACCAAGGCCCACGGATGGGTATTGCCCACACGGGTAAGAATCTGATCCTCGTCGACGTATATCACATTTCTCCCAATGCCAGTGTAGCGCAGGGGCACAATTGCCGTTGGAGTGTATACCCACAACGTCCCTCCTAACTTTGCTAACCCGGTGATACCCTGATAAGGATAGTCTGGTTGCTGCCACTCGATGAAGTCATAATGATCGGATTCATTTGTGGCGTCGGGTTCCCACAGCGAAAAATTATACAGATGTGACCACATGACACGATTCTGATAGACACTTCCTCTATAGGTAGGATAGCCAACAACCAAATGGTCATACCAGGATGTCAAGAACCGGCCAGAAGGGGCGTTGGATAGTTCGTTGTCAGTTGAACCATCAGTTGATCGAACAGGATTGAGTTCGTTGATATAATACACCCTCCCATTGTAAAGCACAAAGGACCAACGACGATAAGAGGTGTCCGATTTCAGGTTACTGGTTATTACCGTTCCTACAATCGCCCGTAGTTGGTCCTTTGTTAAAACGAGTACACGGCCGTATCCAGGCATTTCGCCAGGGATGGTTGGCAGAGCTAGAACGGTGTTTGAGGCCGAAAGGGTGGAGTACAATACCTTCCTAGGCACTTGTTCACAACGAGGATTAAACCGCATGTTGTGAGAGGACAACCAACGAGGCGGCGCAATGAGGTGGGTTGGGGAAGTGGTGTCCACACCTCCAATAAGGTTCTCGATTAGGAATGGGCGGTTGGTTGCGGCCATGCTAGCTAATCCTTTGGACCTTTATCACTGTATAGACCTCATACGTTCCTCCAGAGCTACTTGGATGCCCCAAACCATCAGTGGCATTAGCGGTCTTAGACCAGTGCTCAACGGTGAAGTAATCACTGGCTGCAAAAGTCATCTTTGCCAATAAACAGGAACGTGTCTGCACTACGGCCGCAGCGGTAGAAATCTCTGAAGAGCCATAGGTTGTCTCCTGCACCACGTTCGAACTATTGTACCGGATTAAACGGGTGATGTGTTCATCCGTTTTGTACCCTGGTGCGGACACCTCTATAAGGTACGTCCCCGCTGCCAAGCTAATTTTGCCGCTAGCGCCGATGGTGACAAGACCAGTGACCGTTTCATAATCCTTATTCCATGCTACGGCAACACCTCGAATGTTCCAGGTTACGGCCACACTGGCCCCTCCAACAACAGTGTTCCCAGACCTTTCCGTTACCTTTGCATAGCCAAGAGAACCTACGGTGACAACCCCTGTGCTACTCATCGTAGCATCACCGGACACGGTGACCTTCTTGAACGCTCCTGTGCTGTCGGCAACAAGAATCTGGCCGGATGATGCGGTTTCCAGCTTGGCCACCGTCACGGCATTCGCGGCTATCTTGGCGGACGTGATCGCACTGTCCCTAATATGATCGCTAGTAACGGCCCTATCAGAGTCAACGGAGGCGCTGTCTTTTAGTTTTGTGTTATCAACGGCATCGTTGGCCAACTTGGCCGTGGTAACCTGTGCATCGTTGATTTTCGCTGTCGAGACCCCGTTTGGAGAGTCAGCAATCTTTACCGTGGTTATTGATTGGTCAGAGATAACCGTGGTTGATACCGCACCAACAGCTAACTTCGCACTACTAACTGCACCATCACGTAAATCAGGAGTAGAAATTGTTCCTTGTACCACGCTTTGTTGAGTACCACTATTACCAGTAGAACCCTTAACTTTTCCTGCAAGAGAGGTGTCACCAAGGGAACCAGGTTTAAGAATATCACCTAAAGCAGAATCGAAACGAGACGAAAGAAAATCATAAACGAATCTGCGGGTTTGCAAAAATACTAAATGTATTTTGTTGGCGTCCTCTCCGCCAACCGGATCATCCACTGTTGGTGCACAATTAGAAAGAGTTGCTGGAACAATTCTATTATACGTAGCCATAAAATTATAGCAAATCGTTGAGAAACTTCATTAAGTACCTGGCTGCGCTTTCAGCAACTCCAGGGTCGTCACGCATAAAACCTATGGCTTTGTTACAACTATCACAAAGCAGACCTCTAATCTTACCACTATAATGATCGTGGTCTACTACAAGGTCATCAACAGAAGTCAAATTTTTGCAAACAGCACAACGACCTTTCTGATTGTTAGCCATCTCGTTCTTTTCAGATAACGATATATTGTACCTTTGCTTTAAGTTCTCTCGTAGAATGTTTCTTATGCTTTTCCGTTTTATCCTCGCAGCTTCAAATTTCTCAGGTCTTTTTTCTTTATTGAACGCACGAAGTCGTCGACTATATTCCGCTTTGCCGTTTTTAGTCGATTGACTGACCCCTAGATTTAACGAATTTTTGAATCCGTGAATAGGAAATTTTTGATTAACGTACTCACGGTCTTCCCGGTCCTGTTTTTCCTGCTCCGTTTCGTTATTCATAAAAATCAATCAAGATCAGAGTCATCAACGGACTGTAGAAGTAAATTTTCATTCCAACATCGAAGAGCATTCCAGGCGTCGGTGATAAGAGTTTGAGAAAGTTGCACACGCTCATCTTCCTTCAACATAAAATTTAACTCCCACACCGAGCGATAAAGAAGCCAGTCAAAACACGCATCGAGCAAGAAGTCCGACTCCTTCGCCACAGGGATTGAATAGGCGTTGCCAGAGGCGAAGATGTTAGAGTTCAGAAGCAACGAAGTCTCACTCTCTACGGCCGCAACGATAGCCTCGGCTCCCGTGGTCGTGTTCCTCACCACCATACCAATGTGGACACCGTCTGTTACAAAATGCGCTGCCGATGCAACGAGCTTTGAGGCCGTTGTGCTAGTGGTCGAGCCGATTAGGGTTGTCTTTCCATACAAAGGAAGCCATTGAAGAACGTCGAAGTAGAGGGTAACATTCGGGCTGTTAAAGATTCGCTCATCGGCGGGTGTGAGGTAGACCTTTCTCGCCATCTGCACCACGGCAAACTGCTGTACGGAGCCAAAGAAATCTGATGACCACCATTCTACGTTCTTATTGGCGAACACTGCTGGGTCAATCGGCCTCAGCCGCTCCCAGTTACGCTGTACCCTCCGAAGCCACTTGTCACGGGAGTAGAACGAGACGGGAAAAGTGTTCGAGTTATTCGGGAACGTGATAAAGGCTTTTTTGATTTTCTTAACGTTAACAGGGGTTGTGTGATCGGAGTGTAGGACAGCACTGTCTAACGAACCTCCATCCGTGAGGCTAACGTTGGGCACCTCCACGGACACTCTTGAAAGCTCAAAATCCACCATGCGCTCAGCATAGAGACGAGCGTTGTTGGTAGCCTGTAGCAGGCAGTCAAAGCCGTTGCGGATGAACGTGCTACGCTCTCGACCCATGAAAGAGGCCGTGGCGGTCATGAGGTCGTTGGCCGTGGCGGACATGACAAAGAGGAAAGCTAAGCTGGCCTTAACCGTTAAAGCCAGCTTAGCATGGCCTAACGCAACCTACTCGAATTTCGCTTCGCCGCCGAGTGCGTCTTTCGGCTGTGCTCCAGTGGTGTACTCGCTAAGGTCGTTGGACCCCGGTGAGATTGCAGGCATCGAATTAACACTCTTAAGTGCCTGATCGTATTCGATGGCACCAGGATCTGGTGGGTCGAAGTTACGAAGGTTTGTCTTGTTCCCTAATGCTGCCATAACTATCCTTTCTCTTTCATTGTTAAAAAGACACCCAACGGGTCATCGCGCTTGGCAACCCTACTGGAAGGAAGCAAAGGGCC